CCGTCCGCGACGGTAGCAACAACGTTGTACGGTGCGGCAACGCCCATAATCTCGCGTTTGCCCTCACCGTCCGCCGCTTGCAACGTAACCGGGCTAGCCGTAAACCTAATCATGCGTTCACCTTACACCGTTACGCGTTGCAACGGGTGGCACGTCCGCGACGTTGGGCGCACCACCCGCCGCAACATTATCGTTGCGTTCGTTTTCGCCGTTACCCATGCCGTTTTCATACAAATAACTTTTAACGTCTAATTCGACTTGGCGGCCACGCGGAATAATGCTGTTCATGCTAAGAGTTTCCTCAATTGCGCTAATTAGCGGTTTGGCCCCGAACAAATACAGATCCTCGCGGGCTTGTTGCGCGTTTTGGTACACGTAGCCGGGCACCGACACACCGACAAGGTACGGCGGTATGTTCGCTAGTCGCGCCATTTCCAACGCCATAAATTCGCGGGATTGCACCAATTGCAAATCGTCCGGTTTGTGCGACGTTTCTTTGTATTCGACGTATTCGTTTAATGCCGCAACGGTGGATTGTTCACGCGCCGCCGCGAACGCCGCCGCCATGTCCGCCAATTCTTGTGCGTTCATAGGTTCGCCACCCACTTGCCGTAGATAGCCGGACGGTATTTGTACGGTGGCAAAACGATCCGCCGCTTGTTGCAAACGCAACGCGGTACGTATGGCCGGCACACCTTGGTAAATCAAACCACCGTTAGGGCTAAGGAATTGCACCACGTCACGCGTTGGCATTGGGGAACCTTGGAACGTGATTTGGTCGGACGGGCCGAACCATTGCGGCCCGGTTTGGTCCAATGTGTAAATGTTTTGCGCGGGTAGCCACGTAAATTTTGACGGGAACCCGTTACCCAACCGTTCCGTTATTGCCCAAAACGCCCGCCCGTACATGAGTAAATCGCTTGCGGTGTTCGACAAAATAAAATTGCGTGTGACGTTGGGATCGGGTTGGTTAAACCACGTGTCTGGCGGCAAATACACGCGTTCCATGTTTTCACCGTTCCATTGCAACGCGTATTGCTTAAACGTTAGGCAACCAACCATGGAACAGATTAGATCACGCGCCCGCGAGATTGTCGGAACCGTTAACGCCGCTTCCGCGTTCGGGTCCGCCGTGTAAAACACGAACTTGTCCACCATTGACATGCCGGTGGCACCGGGCATTGCACCGGGATACGCGCCGCGTGCGGCGGCCACCGCCGGTTTAGCAATGTCGGTTTTCGTGCGGTTAAACAAACCCATGGCCTAGATACTAAACGGCTCGTTGCATGGTAGATGTGGCAAACGCCGGGCGGCCAACGGGTTGCCGGGCGTGGATCAACAACCCGGTTGCGGCAACCAAACAACGCGCCAATTCGATAGGGCCGGGCGAACGTTGGCTAGACAAACTAATCGTGCCTTGTGTGCGGCCCGCCACCGCGCGGCCCACGTGTTCGGCCAACATTGTTTCGCCGGTGTGCCGTAGTTTGCCCTCAATTATCATTTGGCGCACCGCCGCCGTGTAGCGGGTCACTTCCTGATAGCCCCAAATTTGGCGGCGGCGTTGCAACGCAAGCGGGCAATGCAAATCCAACGTGGGTGTTACCGCCAACACCAATTTGGGGTCCGCCGCCGCCGCTTCGATCCGCCGCCACGCTTCCGCCATGGTGTCAACCACAAATTCGACGGTGGCTACGCAATGATCCGTGCCCCGGTTGACGCGCACCGCGCAATAGCGGCCCTCATCAAACGACACTTCCACCGCCAACACACCGCCCGCCGGCGGTGGCGTGTCCACCGCATTAGCCGCCCACACGCCCGGCGCAATCCACCCGGTGTCCGATTGCACCCATAGGTTTACGCTTGACCTTAGAAACGCCGCCCGATTGGGTGCCTGTGCTTCCACGTGCAACGTTTGTTCCGTGATCGTGTGCCCCAACGCCGGGTTTGCGTACCGCCACGCCTCAATCGTCATTGGGTCCAAATGCGGCGGCGGCGAGTATTCCGCCAAATACATTTGCGCGTTTTGCCCGGTGTCAATGGCCCGTAAACCTTGCTCGCGCCACCGCAACATTGCCGTACTTTCCTCTGTGCCGGCGGTAGAAAACATTACGCACAATGGGTTGGGTTTTGCGCGTTGCGTTGGCAACAACCCCACGTCCAACGCCTCTTGCGACACCCCCCAAACTTCGTCAACCAACAACAAATCCGCCGATAAACCGTGACCGGCAGACGGGGTGGCCGCCCGAACCACCCACACGCAATTGCCCAAACGTAGTTCGTTGCGCCCGTAAGAGTATTTGACGGTTGCCCCAAATTTGTCTTTAAGCATGGGTGCAACGTCTTGGAACAATGCCACCGCCAAATCCAATTTGTGCGCCGTACTTATGACAAGCACGGGCCGATCCTGTTTCTGTGCGTAAACGGTCACGTACCAACCCAACAACGCTTTTAACAAAATCGTTTTGCCGTTTTGCCGCGCAACCGACACCATGCCAACCCGGTTTAGCCACGTGCCTTTTTTGTTTGCCAACAAACATTTAGCAACGTGTTGTTGCCACGGCATGAGATCAACACCTAAATGCGTTTTCGCCCATTTACAAATTTCATCACCGCTCGACACGTACCGTTTGGGCATGATCGTTTCCAATCGGGGACGGTCCGCCTTAGGCCGACCCGGTTCGGTCCGAACCTTGGGGGATACACAAAGAGATGGGCGCGGGGGCAATCCTCGTTCGTTAAAAAAAACTTTTTGCTGTTTCGTTTTTCTTTTTGCGTTCTTTCGCGCTTTGTAACGTGCGCCGCGTTCGCTATTGCATTGTTTGCATGCGGGCACCAATTCGGTGTTGTCACCGGCTATGTCATACGGGACTAAGTGATCGGCTTCCGTGGCCGGGCGGCGTTTGCACCACACGCACATTGGTTTATCTTTTAGCAATTGTGCGCGGCGTTTCCTGTATGCCGTGTTTGCTGTGCGTATGTTGCTACCGCGTTTAGGCACAATTGGCCATTGCGGGGGCACCACCCCCGCACCCCCGGCTAGCGCGTTCGCTTCGCTCACTTGCTTGCGCTGTAAGTGTGTTGGCTTGTCGAACGTGTCCGGGTCGGTGCGCTGTTTTCATTTGCGTGCTTGTCATGTTACTTGTGGTTGTCATGTCGGTTAGGCACACGGCCCCCGGCACCCGCCCGCCCGTTTGTTATGCACGGATCACACACACATTGTCCCCATGTCTGTTGACAATGATTAGCCCGGCCTGTCTGACGGGCGAACTATGGCGGATTAGGCCACGCGGATTTTCACCGACACCCGCTAGACACGTGCGGGACGTAACCGTGCGACGGTCAAACTTTACTTGTAATCACACAATGTCAACGGTGCGTCCAAACTGACCGCTTCGATAACGCCGCACTCATACACCGTTATTTCCCACATGGCGCAATAGTCATAATTTGCGTATTCCTCGCCCACAATGATTGCTTGGCGCAACAATTCGTTTGGCATTTTTGGCGTGTCCATTTTGCGATTGGCAAACGCCAACGCGCCGGCAATCGTTTTGTACGTTGACGTGGCAATGACGCGGCCCACGTCCAAAATTCGATCCTCAGGGTTGTCGCACTCTAAGTAAACACGTACGTAAACGCGGATACGGTCAACCGGTATTTGTTTTATGTTTCGTCGCATACTTACATTTTACCATACGTGTCAAATCGTGATTTTTTAGAACGGGTCATTTTGCCCGGCCTCTGCCTGTTTATCAGCCACAAGTTTTAGCACTTCCTCAATAAGCGTTGACGCTTGTTGTTTCGACAATTTGTTTACGGCCACATTTTCCCCCAACGTGTCCGTGCATACTTGTTGCAAACCCTCGTCCGTGTCAATTCCCGCTTTTTTTGCCTGTATTTTGATCATTTTTATTTGCGCGGGCGTGGCCGGCGCGTCCGGGTTGGCTATGCGGCGTTTGTCGGTTTGTTCCTGTACCACGGTTTGTGTGCGCTGTGCTTGTTGCGCGAACCGTTGACGGTCTGACATTTGCGGTTGATTTTGTTGTTTGCGGTGTTCTACTTCGTCCGCGCTCGCAATTGCTTTTTCGATCCCGTAACCCATGTA